TTGCTAATAAGAGAGCTTTTAACGGCTCCATCAACTAACTTTTTCTCATGTTCCGCACGAGTATTAAGATGCGTATCTGTGAGAGCGGTGTTATGTTGAAGTGCTGCTTTATATGCATTTTGTGCTACTGTATTCATGAGAGCTACCATCGCCGCCGCATCACCACCTGTGGCTTTTTGCAGAAGGTCAGGATTGACTCCCTGAGTGAAATTCAGTTTACCACCAACTTCCTCCAATACCTTTCCATCCAGACTAAAAGAAGGAGTATCAGAAGGTTCTGCTGGTTTATTTGCATTTTCGAGCATCGCCTTATATGAGTCAAGTGGGTTAACTGGCTCAGTTGGCGTTTGTTGCACTGGAGCTGCGGGAACAGGAGCAGGAGCAGCCGGAGTTTGCGAAGCGGGACGACCCAGGATGGAGTCAAGAATACTCATTGTTTTATTCCTTCGATAGAAAGTAAGGTTGCTAGAACTTCAAGTTTTCCTGTCGTCAAAGTATGTTTGTTAAGCACTGACGCAGGTGTTTCATTAAGCACAGGGAGAGCCAAGAGATCCTTCGCACTCTCCGCACCTAAAATATGGAGGTATTTCCTGACTGTAGCATTGGAAAATACCTCATAAATCAAAGCTTCTTCTTCCTGAGTAAGAGGTTGAACTGGGAATAAATTGTCAATCATTGCCTAAGTTCCTCTTGTCGGAGTTGAAGCCCTTGTTCTCTTGCTGCCAATTCCTGCTGTCGAAGATCGTTTTCTTGCATAACCCTTGCCAAATCTCCCACTGGACCCATAGTCGCAGATTCTTCTGGACCTTCTTCATCCTCTTCATTTTCGACTGCTTGCTGTACCTGTGGATTATATTCTTCCATACCACGAATACCCATCAATTGCGCGAGGTGAGCTACGATATTTGGAAGCATCATCCCGTAAGCTTGCTGAAGAATGGGACTCTGACTAATCATCTGGGTCAAGTTAATGATAGCTTCCGTACTTGCCAACTTGCTCTTTGGAGTATATCCATCTGCAACCCGGAAGGAAAGAACTTTCTGCCTCATCTCTGAGACTTTGGCTTCCATAATCTGGCCAGTCCTTTGAGAGGAAACTACAGCATCCTCTCCATACTGGAAGATATTAAACTTGAGGATTTCCTTCAAAGGAACAAAGAACTGATATTCTAGAGCAAGAGCTGGGAGACGAAGCCTTGCATCCGCGTTCCCCATGGTGTCGCGCCATTCTGTGACTGATTTATTTCCCTTTTGGAATTGTCCTTGGAGAGGATTATTAAGTCCCGAAAGCTCCTTGCCGAAGTTGACAATCTGCATTCCATTCTGAATTGCGTTCTCTGTCCCACGACTGTCGAAAGGAATGGGATAGTAAGAATCACTAATCGGACGGTTATTCAGTTGATTAGTCTTGACCGGGATTTTCGGGGCCGGGACAGGGGAATTTACGTCAGAAGGACGAATTACGTTCGGATCGTACAAAGCTCTATCAGAAACGGCGCGACGACTAGCATTAAATTGGATATTAAAAAGCGTCCCTGCTGCCTGCTGGATTGGAATACTTCCTTCTGCAATAGATTTCGTCTGATACCCAAGTCCATCCTCGAAAGGCTGACCAAAGAGAATCGGAAGATGATCATATGCAGAGATAATCCTCTTAACCTGTACTACCGTGTCTCCGTTCACAATAGTGAATTTAAAAATCTGGGGAGTGTTCGGCATTGGACCAGGAATTCCTAAATCTGCCGGAGCTACACGAGCATAAAGTTTGAATACTTCATAGTTCCCTAGGACGCCGCGATTCTGTTTTTGCAAACCATAGCCAAGGAAACTAGCCCAGTCTATCATCGTAGTTGGTTTCCGCGAGGCAATATAATCGGAAACCTGAGGATGCAGTACGTAGTTAGGAGCGTCTGCGCTGATATAACTTGCGAGAGCCTTATCTACGTTAAGGGCATCACCCTCAATTGAAATTTTGTTAAGGAGACGCTTCAGTTTTGGCCGTGAGAGGATGCTGATGTAGCCAGCATAATCTCCTTCTTTCGCGATATCCCCAGGATTTGTGTTTTTATCCCAGACAGTATTGTAGAGATCAAGACGGCGGAGCTTCGTATAATGAACCGCCTTCCTTTTGAGCTTCCGAATCTCATCCTGTGCGATCTCATCAAGGACGTCGTATTGATCAACTGAGGTCCAATCACATTCTACGGCGCCTAGATTATATTTAATACTATCGCGAAGAAATATGAGAAGCTCACGAGGATAACCCCCAAGAATACTATGATCGTCCAATAAAGCCTCAAGTGACTCCGCAGATTGTTTATTAGTCGGGTTAGACACAATAGGGAATAGCGGGGTTCCGGACAAGAATACTTCCGACAGATATCCAACCATGCTGTCAACTTGGGCCACAACAACAGGAGGAGTAGTAGAAGGAACGTTAAAAACACCAGCAGGGGTAGTAGCAGCATCTATTCCCTCTCCATGAACGACGCCTGTTTTAGGATCTTTGTTTAATTTATATCTTGCATAAGCAATGTCGATTGCTTCCATCTTATCATGGTAGTCAGAATTCTCGCCGTGTTCCATCAGGACGAACTTGGCGTACTCGATGACGTTCTTCTGTGTCTGGGGGGAAATGCGTGCCATTACTAAATCCTTAAAAAGGAGTATTATCTCCTATGACCTTACACTCTCCGTCGATAGTAAGACCATAGTCCAGTTTTGTAATTTGATGCCAGTATTCATTTCTAACGTCGACGCCATAAGCGCAAGCATCTAGAAGGTCATCACGATTATCGGACTTACCTAGCTTATATGTTGAAGCTTGCCAGATGAAATTCCTACGTGTTTCATGATCGTGAATGACATAGTTGCCTTTGTACAACTCGGCAATCAGCAAACGAATCCTAGCTTCTTTCGTTCTTCCATGCGGGGAGAGGGGAACTACTACAAGGGAATTAAGCTCAAACTGCACTATATACTTAGTGAGCCAGAATCCCAGAGTCATTTGATAGCCTGTATCCTCAACTCCGATAAGAGAACATTTCCATTTAACTGCAAGGGTTATAGCTGCGAGAATCAGTTGTTCTGGATCAAGAATTCCGTGCTTGGATTCTACAATTACACCTTTTTCTCCGTACTTCAAATGCACTACAATTACATTATCATCACTAGTTTTCCTAAACCCGGCAGGATCGATTGTGATAAAAGCTCCGTCCGCCAGCTCAAGTTCATATTCCTGGACTGGAGAATCTGGCAGAGGATTAGGAAAGATACTTGTCGCTCCGCCCACTGGGTCATTCATAACTTCGGCAAACCAGACGTGGCTCATTCCTAAGGCTTCGTCATGGTAATAGCTTTCCATGAGATCTTCTAAGGAGAATAGTTCTGGCCAAAGTGGCTTTCCGTCTGCAAGAATCGCGCCAGTGATCATAGAAATCCAGCCCGGGTTCTTCTTGAGTTTGTTCAGGACGCAGGTATCGTTGTACATGTTCCCTACGTAGATAATGAGACGATCTCCATAGGGGGCGATTGCTTTAAAAATAGTTCCCACAAGCGTAGAAAGGAGAGTCGTGGAATCTGTTAGACTCTCCGCGTTTGCTTTTGTCTGCGCATCATCGATGAAGATAATATCAGGACGCTGGTGTCTAAGGTTAATTCCTCGAATACCCGATTTCCATCCTCTTGCTACCATAGAAATGGGCCTACCGTGATACTGACTTTTCTTTGTATCCGCGGAATCTATAGAAAGTCCCGCTGCCCAATCCCCGTAAACTGCTGCGATGTTATCACTTAAGAGGATATCATGAATGTCCGCGAGAAGAAGCTCAGCCAAAGGGGAATCAGAACAAACAATTAGGATGAACTTCGCTTTATCATAGACGATGAGCCATGCAATGAGAACTTTGATAAAGGTAGTCTTTGCATGGCCTCGCGGCAGTCCTAATGCGAAACGAAGGAGTTTTCCATAGTCTACATTACGACGAGAGACGAGGAGTTGAAAACAGGCTAAGTAGAAGTTAGGAAGAGGATAAACGCAAATTTCAGGAATTGCAAGCGAGGCAAAGAAGTTAATATCTACCTTACAACGTTCATAAATCTCAGCTGCGGAAGCATTGATTACTGTTACTTCATGCCTCTTTTGGTCTGTGTGGTCTTCCATTTTTTTATGCCTTTCTATTATTTTTAAAAATCGGAGACCTCCATGCGCCCGTTAGCAACATCTCTCGCAAGTCTCATATAAATATCATATTCATTAGGATTGTCTCGGGCTAATCCTACGTATGCCTTTATCGCAGCATCCCGTTTAGGATCACCAGTTAATCTGATTCCAGCTGATGTTGCGGTAAGTTTATTCTGGATAGGAGCCAGAGCCTTAAGAACGACATCCTTAAGTTTAGGATCCATTGGATCATTATTCTTTCCTGCGATTTCTCTGATTGACCCATTCTTCGCATTAAGTTCAATTGTAGCTTCCGGAATACCATTAGGACGATAGGAGAACATAAGACTCTCTCCACTCTTAATCCTACCAAAGAAGTTATCTCCACTGACAGGAACAGTTCCTAATCCCGGTTCGCGTTTCCCTGTAATTGGATCCCAGGCGGGAACATACCTCATCGTATTTTGATCGACACGACCAGCGCCACAACAGATGTTTTGGAATGCAGTCTCTGTTGCAAGATCTTTTTCATTCTCCAGTTGGACAAGCCCTTTTGATTCAGGAGGAAGTTGTTGCTTCGTCTGAAGTTCTATTGTACGACGAGTTGTGTGTTCGGTCAGTGTCTGAAGTGATTTAGCTTGCTTTTCGAGAAGATCACGTTCTTCTTTCTGCGCAAGTCCTACTAACTGCTGAAGTGTTTTCTTTGAAAGTTGCTCTGGACCATGCCCTGCCATATCCAGAATCCTGGCAATTTCTTCCACTCCATCAATGATATCATTCTTTGCACTCTCCGGGTATAGGCTAAATATTAGTTTTTTATCTTTTAGTTGTCCCATAAACGCTCTGGCATCGTTCTCTAATGATGGATATGTGTTTAACAGACTCATCATCATCGCGTCACCTTGTTTCAGATATGGTGAAAGGCTAGGAACATCTGCCGCTTCTTTTACCGCATATGCCCGACCTGCATTTTTATGTAGAACTGCTCCAGTTATATGGCCAGCTAAAAAATCTGACAAGGGATATTCACTAGCTATTCTATCTGTAGGATTATATTCCGGATCTCTCACATGAGCGAGGAATGGATCAATCTGAAATTCAGGAGCTCCATACTTAGTTAATTCTTTAGAGGTTATAGTTTTATCTAAGATGAGATCGGCGATACTATCAAGATTATCTCTAGTTTTGGTCTTTCTGTATCCAAGAGAACTATGTAAAGATTGACTAAGGTCTATGAGAGAGGATGGAAGTAGCCTAGAAGCAGAAGGACGGAATGCCCCAGCCTGATTTCCAGTAGAAACTGCTTTGGATGGAGTAATAGTCCCAAATTTCATGAGTGCAGCAAGAATTCCGGCACTTCCAGCGGTTACGGCGGCAGCTTTTGCAGGGGCAGAGGGAAGATAATTAAGAGGATCTATGGCTTCGCGCGCAAGAAAATTAACTACCTTACCTGGATCCTTCATTCCCTGCCAGATGTCATTGATCTTTCTGACAAGGAGTTCGGAAACACTCTCTACTTCTGGAGGGCGGGCCGGGTCCATAACAGAAATGTATCCGTCATCCTGTTTCTTTTCCTCATAAGGAATTTCCTTTGGCAGACTAGTTGGAGCGTTTGCTGACTGCCAGTTTAAGAGGGAGGGAAGAAAGTTCATGGCGTCGTCCTACTTACGATTATAGAAGTGCACAATTGTATTTTTGGGGTCTACGTCATAATGTTTCCAAGGACCGACCTCTGGGTGCTTTCCTGTTTTCAATCCCTCTAGCAGTCGCTCCATTACAGCGCGGGCTTCAACTTCTCCTGCTAAAGCTTTATACGCAATTTTTGCTGCTTGCTCTGTCGCATAATTCTCAGGATCTCCTCTTTGGAGCATTTCATCTTTGGCTCTCATAAAGAGTGGTTGCATCTCCAAGGTTATAGCTTTTGGACTCCCGCCACTTGCGAATTTGTTTGCGTGCTGAATTACGTGCTGAAGTTCATGGGAGAGAACATAGAGGATATCCTGATCGGTTTTACCAGAGACTTGAATCAAATTCTGATCTGGGATATATTTACCCTCTGTAGAACGAGTAGGGCTCTTTGTTAAGGCCACTTGCAGGTCTCTAAGCAGTTCTGGATGTGCTGAGGTTAATAAAGGATGTGCGACTGCGTTGTGGAAACTTCCTGCTTTCTTAAAGAAATCCCCACTTACCTGCTCCCAATCTCGAATCTTCATATCCAAATCAGAAATTTCCTGGCGCGGGATCATATCTGGAGTGTCAAGCCAGGTTCTTGTCTTATTCCAGATTTCATCTTTACTTGCGCCTTTGACTTTCATCTTTACTGCTTCAATATAGCGAGGATTATTCCACGTTTTGGCATTCCGGGAAATAAGAGTACCAGCTCCGCCGCCAACGAAGTTAGAAGGATCGCTAATAGTTTTATCTATTGTTTCGGGAAGATTTCCTGCGATTTGCTCCGCTACGTCATTAGGATTCTCTGCGGCGTCAGAAATTTTCCTTTTGAAGGTGCGAATCTTGCTGTCTATAAAGGAAAGGAGGGAGGGAAGGATTTCCACATTAGGACTCCTGCAAAAGTCACAAAACTGAAAAACTAAATGAAGAAATTTTAGATGGGCTTCGCCGGTAAGATTCTAGTCTGGATCAAAATCTAAGTGAACCGGCTCTTCTAGATTATGCGCTGCGATTTCTAGAAGATAAATAATCTGACGCGG